ATCCCAATATCTTTCTTGATATGAAGTTTTTATTTGAACTTGTTGTTTATAATTATTTTCATCATATTTTAATCTTGGATATATTATTCCTTGATTAATATTTGTTGTATCTACTTCACCCATTATTCCATTATCTTTAATATATCCGGGGATTACACCAGTAATATCATCTCTATTTAAATGATTTACTGCTGGCATGGTTCTACCAATATCAATATTACAATAATAATTTTCTGTATCTTCTCTAATTTTACTTGATTCAGTTTCAGTTCCATCATAAATTTTATTATATTTAAAAAAGTTTTCTATAATTTTAATATTTTTTAAATTAAATTTCATATTTGTAATAATTAATTGATTTTCTAAAAATCTTGAATGATAATTATATAAATTTTGATTTGTTTTAAAAGTTAATGAAAATATATCTCCATCTTCCATATTATAATCTTGAACTAACGGCATAGTTAAACCAGTTCCACTTCCTACATTTTGAGATTGATTTGTTAAAAATTTAATATATTTTGGATAAGTTCTTAAATTCGGGTGTCCTCCCCAAAAATGATCCACATTTATTATATACCAACCTTGAAAATAAATATTTTTTTCATTTCCTAATAAATATGTAGGCATAAATTCTGTTCTATCTGCTTCATTTATATTAAATGTTAATTTTGAATTATTATAACTCCATGTTCCTATATTTGTTATTTCATCTTCTGCAAAAACATCACCATTTAAAGAAGTAAAATTATCAATTTGTAAATTAATAACATATCCATTTCCAGTAATTCTATATAAAGTTTCATCAATAGTTTCAGCATTAAAATTTTGTAATAAAACTTCTATTCCAAATTGATCTTTCCATTTACTCGTTTGAAAAACAGTCCATAATAAATAATATATATAATATTGATATTGTGGATTATCATTATTCCAAAATACAGTTGGATAATTTGCTACTAATTGTTGCGAACCTTCATTTACAATTTGAAATTTACCACCCGTAAAACTTAACATTCTTGAATTAGGTTGAGTTAATTGTTGCATTATATATAATCTATGAAATTTGATATTACTTTGAATTGTTTTTGTTGTTCTAATATTTAATGTAAAATGAGTTCCTCCATCTTGTCCCGAAGTATTATAAGGCATATAATATTGATAATCATTTATATTATTCGGGTTTCCTCCTATATCCGGTGTTTCTCTATAATATGAATATAAAAATACCGGATAATCAGCTGTAAATGTATGAGTATTTGTAGCAAAATAATTATTTCCAAAAAATGGATCTGCTGTATTTGATGCTGGATTATTGGGTTCTTCATTTAATCTATATGTATCTGTATCTTGAATTAAATTAACTCCATATTTATATCTATATGGATTTTCTACATATAAATTTTGATATAAAGGGTGAATTTGTCCTTCTACACCATTTAAATAATTTTCTGTAAATAAATTTGCTGTTGTTGATATATTCATAGAACCGTTAAATTGAAATTGGTTTATCTCATTTGTTAATGGTAGTAAAGGTTCGGGATAATTTGAAGCATATTGTAAATTTCTAACTTGAAATAATTTTTTATCATCTGTTCTATCACTTTTTAATGGTAGAGTATTATTTAATTCTAATGTTAGTGTGTCTGCTACACTTTGTGGATTTAAAAATCCTTGTTTTAATGATAATGGTGTATATGTTAATTCTAATTCACAACTAGGTATATTACCTCGTATTCCATCTTGATTTCTATACCAACCTAAATAATTTGATTTAATTTTAGCATATTTTTTTGAATCTATTGTTTGATATTTGTTTGCACCCATACAACCACGAATATTATATTCTTCTGCTGCTGTATATGTTTTAAAATTAAAATATTTATAAAATATTGATGATGTATATTTATTATTTATTGAATTATTTGTTGAAAGTCTAATATAATCATATTTTGTTGTTCTATAATTATAATTTCCTACACCATCATCTTCTGTATCTACAAATGGTATTCCCATACTATTTGTTCCATTATGATTTAAATAAAATCCAGTTTCTAATAATACAAAATTATCACTAAATGTATCACTTCCTACTCCATTAAATTCAATTGAATTACTATTTGCTCCTTTTTGTGATATTATTGATTGTTCTAAATTTACTTGATCTCCTTTTTTTAATAAAATAGGTTTTATTTCATTATTCCATGATGCTTTATTATCAGCATCTACCCCACTTACTTTTACTTTTTGAGAACTTAACCTATTTGCTTCTATCACATAATATTTTTGTATATTCATTTACTATATATTATAATAGAATATATTATATTTTTATTAAATATTTTGTCGGTATATTACATAATTTATAATATTCATTTATTCCTCTATCACTTCTTCCTCCTATTGAAAAAAATATTTTCTTTTCATCATATTCAAATATATAAAATCCATCAATAAAATTATATACAAAATAATATTTATTTTTTGGATTACTTTTAATAAATTTATATTTTGATAAACTAAAATATACTGATTTGTATTTATTTTTTTTTATTCTTCTTGATTTAACTTCTATGTATATATTATTATTACTATTATGAAAATCCATATTATGAAAATCATTTGTTTTATTAAATTCCATATTAAAATATTTTTCAATAACATTCTTTGTAATCTCTTCACCACTCTTTCCATAAGAAACATCTAATTCTCTTTGATTATTCATTTATATAATAACCATAGATAAAAAATCTAATAACTATATATTATTTTTTTTTATTTTTTTTCAAAGTTTCTAAATAACATATATTAGGTGATTGTTTTACTCCTTTTCTTGTTTGTCCTCTACCACATCTTTTATTACATATATCACATAATATTCGTTCTCCTATATTTTCAAATATTACATCTCCATTATAATCTTTTTCAAATAAAACTATTATTGAATATAAAAACCACCAATCTATTCTTACAAATGTCATTTTTTTTATATAAAATCCATTTTCATTTAAATATTTTATTCTTTTTGGATCTAAATTAACAACTCCAAATATATAACAAAATTTATCACAATATTTAATAGTATGTTCTAACCATTTATTCCACATTGAATATGGGGGATTTCCTATAATTAAATCTACTTTTTTATTCCATTCAAAAAAATCTTTTTTTTTATCAATTTCACACCAATACTTTTCACATTTCGGTAGATTATTATAAAATATTCCTCCTCCTTTACAAGGATCTAAAACTTTATCTGTTTCTTTTATATCACACATTTTTATCATAAGTTTAGCAACTGATAATGGTGTATAAACTATATCATTTGGTTTTCTTTTTTGTTGTTTTAATATTTTATCCATTATTATTATATATAAATATTTTTATTTATGTCAAGTAATCTTACTTGCGACTTCTTCGAAGTTGTCATTTTGTCATTGACAAATACTACATATAAAAAATATAATAATATAACAATTCTAAATTATTTTCAAAAAGTATATATTTTAATGTCAAAATGACAACTTCGAAGAAGTAGCAAGTAAGAATTACTTGACACTTTTATAATTCATGTATATTATATAAATCATTTAAACTTAAATCTACATCTTCAAATTCATTATATTTATTAAATCTTTTATTCATTTTTTTTAATTTATTTTCTAATAATCTAAATTTTATTTCTAATATATCTAATTGATTTTTAATTCTTATTAATAAATTTAATTTTTCATCTTTTTTTGTTGAAAATAAATTGAATATATTAAACATTCTATAATATTTAATATATTTAAATAATTAATTAATAAATTTATGAGTTAGTTGTGAAAACTTCTCCGTTTTTAATAACCATCATTCTTTCAATACATACAAAAATTCTTTGTAAAATATCTCCATTTCTATCATTTGTAATATTTTTATTATAAAAGATTTCTACTGGTGATTGTCCTATACTCATACCTACATTAAATGGTTGTCTTCTTGATGTAGCAAGATTTACTCCCATACATTGAAAAGCACCACAATTAATACTTTGATCTGTTCCAAAAATTTCATTAGTAGAAACAGCACAAGAATTTAATTTACTCCATACAGCAGCACCTCCCGCTTGTGTTCCTTGCGCGGTTGATTCAACAAATGAACCATCGGGTGTGTATAATCCATAAGGCACAGATGGTGATATTCCATATACATCTTCAAGTTCATTGTAGAGACGATTAGATCTAACAATAGTTCTAGGATAATAATTTTCATTATTTATAACAACTTGAATTTCTGATCCAGCAATACCTCCACAACTAGAATATTTACCAAGACCCGCAAGTTGATTATTTGATGGTGTAGTTGAATCTCCTACTCCTCCTTCTTGATTATGAATTAACATAAATCTACATTTTAAATTAGATAATCCAATATTTCTTCTTGTTTTTAATTCAGTTAAACTTCCAGCAACTGGATTAGCAATACCAGTATGAACGTTTTTAATTAAATTATAATCTCCATAAGGTATTACAATACCATTAGAACTAGCATTTAATGATTCTAATTTATTTACAACATCACTATCAAAAAATAAATGATCGCTTACAAATCTAACTTGATTATTTACAACTTGAATTTCACCTCCGTTTGCTTGTGTCCCATCGGCACTTAAAACTCTTTGTCCGGTATTTACATCACTTGTAAAAGTTAAATGAAGTTGTAATCCATCTTTTAATAAAAATAATGGTATTTGAAATGGGAATAAATTTGGGAATAATTGAGATAATTTAATTGAATATTCTACACCATTAGTTCTTGTAGCATCAACTGGAACTTTAAATCTATTTTCAATATCAGTCCCACAATCAAAAGCAATACCACCTCTTTCTCCACCAGCAACATTTTCTACAATAGCAAAATTCATTTGAGAACCATTTACTAATACACCTCTTTTTTTTCTTTTTTCGGGTTCTACGAATTGATTATTAATTGTCATAAGATAATCGACGTCCTCGGTTTGACAGATATTTACTCCTTTTGATGTTCTTAATGTTGCAGATCGGCATATGGAATATACAGCACTAGATAATGGTAGTCTTGAATTAGCATTAGTTGCTGTTAATGGAATAATAATTCTAGAACCTCCATCTAATATACCCGATTTTCTAATATTAAAAACACACTCTCTATCTGTAATATATTGAGGTTGTAATACATCAGTTTCTACTCTTAAATTTTGACTTCTTTGATTTCTCATATTTAATACATTAGCAATCTCCATGATATATATATACTATATAATTATATTTTTATTAAAGTTTAAATTTATAAATTAATTAAATAATTAATTTAAAAAGTTTAATTAAAATATTTTTTATTTAAATTATGATATTGGATTAACGTTCATATTTTTTACACCTAAACCTTGATTACTGAGACAGAATGTATAAGCATTATTTGGCGAACCACCATCTAATGTAGATAAAATACGAACAGTGTAATTACTATTTAAAAACTCTGCGCCCGAACCCATATTAAGCATATCATATCTTGTTCCTTGACCGAATAATTCATCACCAGTTTCACCACCATCTGGTTTATCATAATCAGTAGCACTTACAGAATGAGTTGCTTGTGTTTCGGGTGATACTAATGAAGATTTAATTAAATTAATACTTCTAACAGAATTTACATAATCTCTTAATAAATGAGTTGGGTGAGCGTATAATCCTTGGTCTAATACAGCACGTTCATCAATAGAATATTGTTTAGGATATTTAACTCCATTTCTAATATGCGATAATTCTTTGATTTGAACTGCGTTTGCGACAGCATATGGAGCATTACGTAATGAAGGAGTTTGTAATGAATCGACTAAATAATTATTAATTCTATTTGAAGCAATAAAATTTTGAAAAGCACTTCTTACAGATGATAAAGCAAGATTTAATGTATTTTGATTATCGCTACTATGAATAACTTGTAAATAAGAATTGTATGCTGAATAAGGGATTACTTCATTTGAAGGTGGGATATTTTGATCTAAAACTAAATAATTAAAACTTAATGATACTTCGCTCAATTGATAATATGATGCTCCATCACCAGAATTATTATTTCCAGTCATACCATTATCACTATCTAAACAATTAAAAACAAAACTATCGGGTGATAAATTTAAATCAATTTTTAATCCACCGAGATTTTGAATATTTAATGGTTGTCCGGATTGAAAAAGACCAGCGCGAATTGGGATAGAACAATTCATAGGAGCATTACTTCTAAGTTGTTGAGCGACTTTATTTCCAAAAGTGTAATATACATTTGATAAACTATTTTTAAATCTTTGAAAAGAATTTAACATTGGTATAACAGATGCGTTTAATCGCGAATAGTTGCGTATTTCTTCAATGACTTCATTTTTAAAATTAGTTAATTTAACACTATCGAGAACACTTACCGGTCCTACACGTGAATTTAAATTACCAGTTGCTAATCCAGTT